CTGGACGGCTGCGCTGCCGTTTTGCTGACTACCCTGGGCGGACAGTGACGGGACCAGCGAGAGCACCCCGACCGCGGTTGCCATGGCCCTCGATGCGAAGTCCCCTGGGGTGCTGAGCAAGGACTGGAGGTTTCCGCGCAGGGTCTGGATGTCGGACGAGAAGTCGTTGACCGGCTCGAACGCCGAGGAGATCAGCGCCTGCGTGTCGGACAGCCATTCCCCGAAAGCATCGAGCGTGAGGACTGGGCCGTCATCGAATCCGGCCGCGGGCGCCCGGCGTGCGAAGTCGCGGCCAACAGCGGCCGACAGCGCACCGATCGCCGACTCGACGTTTGACACCGCGTCATCGCTGAGGATGATGTACGGCTGCCCCTCGATCAGCGCGATCGACCCTTCGGAGATCGTCAGGCGGGTCTCATCGTAGAACTTGATCGAGTAGGCCTCGGCCAGCCAGAGGTCCGTCAACTCGCCAAGCGTCGGGATCGAGACGGTGAACGGGCCGCCGGACAGGAGCATCGACCGCAGTTCGAGGGTCGCCGTCTCCGCGTCAGACGTGATCCACTCGCCGTCCTGGATGAGCATGAACTCCAGGCGGTAGCGCTGCGGTGCCTGGCCCTGGACCTCGATGACCGCTCCGTCGACGCCGGGGGCTTCCTTGACGATGGTCCGCTCGTTGCCCGTCAGGTCGGTGACCTTGAGCCAGACGGGGACGCCGTTGATCTCGCCGCGCTCCATTACTCGCCCTTCGCTTTCGTGGTGGCCGCGGCCTGGACCAGGTCTTGCCCGGGGACGGCCGGCGGGATGCCGAGGATGTACGCGGCGAACGACGTCAGCGCTTTGACTCCGCCGTCGTTAGGGAGGAAGTTGAGCGCGCCGAAGGTTGCGGCCGCGGCGATGTGGACCTGGGCGGCCGAGGCCTGGAGAAGCGGGAGCGCGGCGGGGCCTCCGACGTTGACAGCTCCGGTTCCGCTGACGTTGACCGTTACGCTTCCGTTCACCGGAGCGTTGACCGTGATGTCGCCGGTGTCGGCGAGGACGATCGTCGCCCCGTCCTTGCCCGTGATCGTGAGATCGCCATCATCGCGGAGCGAGATCTCGTGTCCACCGGTCGTGTAGAGCACGGTGTCACCCTGGTCCGTCGCCGGGCGGCCTGCGGGACTCGACACGCCAAGGGCAACGCGGGCCGTGGTCTCGGTTCCAGGTGCGAGCACGAGGGCCGTCGCGGTCCCGGACGGACGCGAGGCGAGGCCGTAGGTCTCCAGGACCTGGACGTCGTCGCCGTCGCTGGTCTGCGCCTGCGGAGCGCCTCCGTCACCGTTGGAGATCGAGGCGATCGACTCCCACTCGACGAGGCCATAGACCGCATCCATGGCGCGCTGGACCACGCGGTCGATGCGGGCCAGCAGCGGTCGGTCTCCCTGGGTTCGGTCACGCATCGTCGGCTGGCTTCCAGATCAGGTCCTGCTTGGACTTGTCATAGTCTACCGTATCCGAGGCGTTGGCGATCGCGGTCACGAGTTGGGAGTGCTGGGCCAGCCACTCCTTGTTGGCGCGGTACCCACCGCGGCCGGTACGACGGCCGACCTTCAGTTCGCGGTCGCTCAGGATGGCGAAGGCGTCCGGGGGGAGCAGCTCGAGGCGAGCCGATGCGCCCCCGGATCCCTGGGTCAGCTCGACGCTCGACAGGAGCAGGGTCTCGTCGAAGCCCTCTTCTGTGTCGACGAATCGGTAGAGCGTGTTCGGCCACCACAGCGCCTGGCTGTTGTTCGGGCTCCATCGCTCAACCTCGATCGACACGCGCTGCCCCTCGGCTGCACGCTTGCGCATCTCCATCTCAGCCTGGATGTTGAGCGACTCCTGGCTCGTGCCGCCGGCCTGGGCCTGGACGATCAGCGGCGAGTAGAGCACGCGTGCGTCGGTCGCAGTCCCGTCGAGTCCTCGCAGCGTCCCGTCGCTGTCGCGCAGGCCCTTGCCCTTGCGGTTGACCAGGTAGGAGCTGTGAACGTTGCCGACGTCGTTCTCGTAGTCGACGGCCAAGACCCCGGGGTAGACCAGAAGGATCGGGCTCGCGCGGACGCCGACCCGAGTGATCCGAACGCTTGCCTTGGCCTTGCGATCGGGATCGACGGACGCTGCTCCGCTGACCAGGATGCACCCGTACCGCTTGCAGATCGCGTTCAGGAAGTCGACGGCGTTCTGGTTGGGGCCGATCTTCACCTTGTCGATCGGCTCATCGGCGACGGTCGTTGCCGACTCGCTGACGTCGACGACCATGTCGAACGGCTCGACGATCTGCTCGACGATCTGCCGCAAGCTGCGGTCCTTGATGGTCCTGGTCGGCTGGATCACGCTCGACTTGACCAGGCGCCGCGCCGACGAGAAGCCGGAGATCGAGCGGTCGCGCGTGCCGCTGCGCTTGACCAGGCGATCGTTCTGCAACTCGCCGACGATGACCGTGCGTCCCTCGATGGCGAGTTCGGCGCGGGCTCCGGGGGCGAGGTCGACACGATCGGAGATCGACGCGGACCAACTGTCCGCGAGCTCGCGCATCGAGAACCGGATCGAGATCTGGGTGATGTTCTCGACCTGCCTGCCGTCGATGCGGAGCGTGTAGGACGGCGACTTCATCCCATCCCCGCGTCCATGCTCGGCCCCTCCCAGGGCTGGCCGGTCGTGTTCGAGGCGACCTTCGATGTCAGCTCGACTTGCTTCTCCAGCAGCTTGACCAGGTCGTCGACGCCGGACCCGCGACCGAATAGGCCTTGGGACTCGGTGAACTGCTGGTCCTCCTGGAGTCCGAGTTGCTGGCCGTATTGCTCGTCGAAGCGCGCGAGGTCGAGGCGGGCTTGCCGGGACTGGCGGGCCTGCTCTTCGTCGACGCCCGAGACCATGTTGACGATCCCGCCCGCGGTCGTGCCGAGGGCCGATCCAAAGGAACCGCGGCCGATCTGCTCGCGAGCAAGCTGCGCCGAGTTGAGTCGCTGTTGCTCCTGCTTGGCGTTCAGGTCGTCGATCAGCCGCTGGCGGCGGTCAGCTAGCAGTTGCTCTTCGGACTTCTCCGCGCCCTCGGGCGTCTGGAACTCGACTTTGAGGCCGGTCTTGTGGAGTTCGTCGAGGCGCTTTTGCTCGCGGTTGGTCGCCTCCTCGGCCTGGCTCATGGCCGCCTCGAAGCCGATTAGGGCAACGGCGCCAACGGCCAGCGGTCCGGCGAGTCCAGCCCCTGCCTTGCCCATGCCGCCAACTTCCTTGCCGGTGCCCTTGGCAGCCTTGCCCGCGCTCTTGGCCGAAACTCCGAACTTGTCGAGGGCCACCTCTCCCAGTCCGATGATCGTGTTGAACCCGGAGATCGCCGAGGTCAGGACCCCGATCCCGCGCGCCGCGACGGCCGTGCCGATGGCGACCTTTCCGAGCGTCGTCGCTAGCTTCGGGTTGTCCTTGATCCAGTCGGTGACGTCCTTGATGATGGGCCCGATCTCGCCCGCGAGATCCGTCAGGGCGGGGACCAAGGACTCTCCGGCCTGGATCTTGAGCAACTCCCATTGGGCCTCGAGCTGCTTGGCCTTCTGGGCGGACGTCTCCGACATCTTCTGGAACGCGGTATCGGCGGCGCCCTGCTTGTTTTCCATGTCGGACAGGACGGCTCGATAGTCGTCCATGCCGGAGACCAGACCAGACACGGCCGCGCGGGCCTCGGTCGAGTCGAACAGCTTGGCGAGCGTGTTCTCGTCGAACTTCTCGGCCGCCCGGAGCTTGAGCAAGAACTCCTCGATCCCGCCTGCCGCCTCGATCCCGGCATTCGAGAAGTCGATCCCCAGACGCTTGGCCTCCTCGCGTGCTCCTTTGGTCGGCTTGGCGATGTTCGAGAGCGCTTGGCGGAGCGCGGTCGAGCCCTCCTTGGCGGACGCGAACCTCGTGCTGAGCACGGCGATCGCCGCGTTGGTCTCGTCGAGGGTGAGACCCGCATCGCTGGCAGCTTGGGCGACCTGGGGGAGCGCGCGCGACATTTCGGCGACGGTCGTCTGGCCTCGCTTGACTGCGGTGAACAGTGAGTCGGACGCCTGGGCGGCATCAACACCTTGGTCCCCGAAGTTGGCGACGCTCTTGGAGATTGCCAGGACCGCCTCTTCGCTACTGGCCACGCCGCCGATCGCCAGCTTGTTCGCTGCGGTCAGCTGGGCCTGAGCGTCGGCCGCGTTGGTCGCACCGGCGGAGACGATCGCGTAGAAGGCCGAGACCTGCTCGGTCGGCAGGCCGCCAAACTGCGCCGCGGCTCCGGACGTGATCTCGCGGATTTTGTCGACCTGGATCTCGTTGGTCAGAGTGCTGACCTCGGTGATCCCCTTCTCGTAGTCCTTGAACGCGTCGAAGCTGCCGCGGATGCCCTGCTCAACGTTGGCTCCGAACTGCTCGAACTCGCCGCCCGCGACGCTCAGGTTCTCGGCGAACTCCAGCCGACCACGTCCGCCGCGACCACGCCGTCCGCCGCGAGCCGTCGGGTCCGGCCCGAGCTTCGTCTCGGCCGCTGTTTGTGCGGCCCGGCGACGGCGACGGTTGATCGTGTTCTGGGTCGCGATCTCCTCAAGCTGCGCGTCGCTCAGGTTCTCGATGTTGCGAGCAACCTTGGCCTGCTGACGGGCCTGACGGTCCATCGCTCGCGCCTGCTTGCGGGCGTCGGTGACGCTGTCGCTCAGCGCTCGATTGAAGTCGCGCTCGAGGGCCGCTCGCTTCGACTCGGGGGAGCGGCCGCGTGATGGTCGATCTCCAGTCCCACGATCTGCACCTGGC